AACGTCTATATCTAGGTTTGTGAAACCCAACACCGTCCCGTCATAGGTGCCGACGCATTCCACCTTCACCAACAGACAGGTGCTAGTGACCGGCAACGCAAGGTGCGTTAGCAGGGTCGCGTGGATGGACTTCACAGGAAGTCTTCCACCAACTCAGCGGACACCGTGATGGCGCCATAGTTGTCGTATTGGCTGGGTAGGTCGTCCGATGCAAAGCGCACCGCTACGTCAAACTCGCCCGTCCACGTTAGGGCCGTCGCCGCCGTCCAGTTGGTCGTGGGCGTGAACAGGCCGGTCGTGGTGTCATAGGTGCCGGCCTTCGCCACGCCGCCCTGATACACCGTCACCGTGCCGGATACGGGCTTGGTAATCGTGCGCGTGATGCTGGTCGCGCCGTGCGCGTAGGTTTTGATTAGCTGGACAGGGTTGGAGTTAGCGCCTGGCGTGTTCCCCAGCGATTCCAGCGTGGCCGTGTAGTCCGTCCAGTCCTTGAACCGGAACGAATGTGCCGAGCCACGGGCCGCGTGGAACGTGGCCAGCAGTAGCGCGTAATCGGCAAGGGAGAAATTCTGGAAGGTGGCGGAATACCGCCGCTTGGCCTTCGTCCAGTTGATGTTGCGGACTTCCTTGCCGTTTTCCAGCGGGACAATCAGCGTTGAATACGTCGGGATGGCTTGGAAGCCGTAGGCCACCGAATCATCCATTCTGGTTTCAATAAACGACATTCGGGACGCCCAATAAAAAGCCCCGACGAAGCGGGGCTGTGGTGTGCGGAGTTGTGCGGGTTAGCGTGCGCGACCGGCAAAGGCCATCTGTTGCGCGACCTTGCTGGCGATTTGCTGCGCGGTTTCTTTCGTCGCGTGGCCGGCAATGTTGATGGTGATGGTATTGCCGCCCATGCGCGCCGACTTGTCAGCCGGAATTACTTGCGAGCCTCGCGGCAGGTTGACCAATTCCGGGCCACGTTCGCCCACCCAAGCCATGCCGCCCGGTGCGTAGTCCGTGCCCGTGGCGAACTTGGAGAATGACTTGGTGACGCTGGCTAGGCTGGATAGATTGCTGATGCCGCCACCGCCACCAAACAGGCCGCCAAGCCCGCTAAGTACGCTGCCGAACAATCCGCCGCCACTCGTGCCCGGCGCACCGAGCAACGAATCCGCGATGCTGTCCGCCAAACGCCGCTGCAACGCGCTGGCAATGGAGCCGATGAAGTTGTCGATCGCGCCAAGAACGTCACCGTCCTTGAAGGCCATCATTATCGAATCGCTCAGGGACTCGCGCATTCCGTCCGCGAAGTCGATGGACTCTAGCTGCGCGTCGGTGAGCGGCTTCAGCATCTTTTCCGCTTCGGCTGCGTCCTGCTGCGCCTTGATTTCTGCCGTGGTCTTTTTCAGCGCCTCGCCAAGCAATCCCTGCGCTTCGGTCACTTGGTCAACAAGCGCCGGATTAGCGTCTAGCAGGCTTTGCAGAATCGCCATTTCGCGGTTGTATTCGTTCTGCGCTTGAACCAGCGGCCCGCCAATTTCGCCGCGCAAATCTTCAAGAATTCGCGTCAGGTCATAGGCGGCATCCTTCGCCGCATCGTCTAGGCGCTGCTGCTCGCGCTTGGCTTCGGCAAGTTCGCGTTCTGCGGCTGCCTGCATCCGTGCGCCCGCTGCCGATGACTCACGCGCCGCCTTGTCTGCGTCGGCCAGTCGCTTGGCTTCTGCGGCCCGCTGCGCGAGTGCGTCAGCGATTGAATTATCGGCGGGCTTTTGCCGGCCATGCCCGCGAGACAGTGACGCGCTAGGCCCACCAACGCCGAACCCGCCTGCAATACTGGCGGGCGCGTCGAACGCTGAACCTGCCGCGCTAAATGATTCGCCGGCCATTTCAAAGGCCGCCTGTGCCGCCGCCTTCGATTCCGCGAACTTGCCGCGCATGATGCCAATTAGGTTGGCATCGCCAATCATGGCAATGGCATCGCCAAGACCGACAAACGCCATAATCAGGCCGCGTGTAACGTGATAGCCGGCCTCCATGACGTTGAACGCCGTGCGTAGCGAATCCGCGATATTCTTTGCCGTGGTGTTTAGGTCGTCGCCCTTGCTGGAAGCGTCAAACATCGAATTGGCGAGACTAACCATATCCGGCAACAGGTCAGCGGCCACACGCGAAGCCAGCCCTTGAACGCCAAGCGTCATCAGGTCTATTTGATCGTTGAAGTCTGACGCGGCTTGCGCGGTATTGCCGCTAATCGTGATGCCGAGCTTGTCGGCCTGCTCATTCATCGCCTCGATTTTGTCCGCGCCTTGATTCAGGAACGGAATCAGCGCCGCGCCGGATTTGCCGAACAACTCAATCGCCAGCGCCGTCTTTTGTGCGCCATCGGGCAACGTCTTGAAAACGTCCGCAAGGTCGCGCATGACTTCGCCCGTATCGCGGCCAACGTCTGCGCTAATCTTCATCGCGCCGAATAGCGCGGTAACGTCCTTGTCGCCTTCGGAAAATGCAACCTGCAACTTGGCCAGCTTGCCGAACGCCGTGCCGAGCGTGTCCAAGTCGGTCGCGCCCAGCTTCGCCGCCACTTGCAAGCGGGAAAGCTGCTCGACCGTGACGCCCATCGACTGCGCTTTCTCGCCCAGCATATCGGCGTTATCAACGGCGGCTTTCAGCGCAACGGCTGCGGCAGTCGCGCCAGCAGCCAGCGCAACGCCAAGAACGCGGCCAGCATCATTGGCCGCTTTCTCGATTTCCTTCATGCGCGTCTTGGTGGCTTTCGACGCCCGCGCCAAGTCAGTTTCGAACGCGCCCGTGCGCGCTAGCAGGTCAACGACAATCCGGCCCAAACTCATTTGCGCTGCCTCTTTCTGTGAATCATTGCAAGCTGCCGGTCAACGCCGGTCTTATCGACAAAGGGAGGTTCGAGAAAGTCGAGCCTGTCCTGTATTTCGCCGCCGCCCATAGACACGGACACCAACGCAGCGGGACGGTGATAACGGTGGTAATCGTCAAACGGCCAGCGCCGGAAGAACGCGGCCCATGCGTCGAATTCCTCGACGGTCATAACCGCCTGCCACTCAGCGACCGTGCGGCCACCAAGTGCGAGGGCGAGTTGGTGCCAAAACCAATCCTCGCCCCTGGCGCTTAGGTTTTTCCCGCGTCGTTCGCCTTGCCGCGTCCGTTGATTTCCAGCACAACAGGGAACAGGGAATTGATACCTTCCATCGTCAGCCCGCCCGCTTGTTCTTTCGTGAGTACGGGCTTTCCGTCTGCATCGCAAAGACACGCGGCAATCAGGTTCTGGATGGCGAGCGCCTGCGCGTTTTCGTCGGGCGAGGCGTAGGCGATTTGATAGCGCCGGAAGTCAGCGCCGGAGACTTTGCGGAAGTGGAATGTCTCGACACTTCCATCGGGCAAAGTGACGGGATGCGCGGTCACTTCGGGAGAAACTAAAAATGCTTGAATGGACATTAGCCGTTCCTTGTAAAAGCGAGCCGACGGGGTGCGCGACACGGCTAACGCCGCGCATGGTTCCCCGCCGACTCGACAGGCCGTTAAATCAAGCCGTTGTGGTCTTACGGGGTGATGTCGGTCGTAACGCCGCCGTTGGTCTGGATAACCACGGTGCCTTTCCAGATGCCGCCGATGCCGATGGAAATATCTAGCGACTCGACAAAGCCAAGGAACGACATATAGCTGCGGCCAGCAGCGGCAACCATGACGGAGCCGGCTGCGGTCGGGGCCGTGCTGTTCTCGCTGCCGACAATCATCCAAGATTTCTCAGCGCCGGATTCCTTCAGGTCAACAAGCGCCTGATGGCTGGTGTCCGCCGTGTGAATGTTGAACTGCACGGTGATGGTTTCCGAATTCTGCAAGCCCGCGCCATACTTGTGGTGCGTGTCGGAAAGGCAGGTGGTTTCGATTTTGTCAGTCGCACCGCCAGACATTTGGATATCGGTCGGGCAAGTAATAAGCGTGGCAGTCGTGGCCGCGCTCGCGTAGTACAGGGCAGAACCTTGTGAATTGATTACGGCCATCTAACTATCCCTCCATCGGGCATAAAAAAACCGCCCGAAGGCGGCGTGTTCGCAGGTATTGCGAATGGGTTAGCGTTGGCCTATCCAGTCGAAGGCCATCGAAATGCGGTATTTCTGTGTCTCAAAGTCGCGTTCATCGGCCACATACGCCACGCAATGCGCGCGCGGCTCCATTGCTGCGCGGACTGCCGATGCCAGCGTGTCTACCGCCGCATCCCCGTCTGTTCCGCCAGCCCATGAATCACCCTGCACGCGGAAAAAGTCAGCACACGCGCCCGCAAATCCGTTCTCCGGCGCGCCACCAGCAACGCTCCAAGTGATGTACGGAGCCGTGACCGTCTGCGGCGCGCTGCCGTGCCGATAGATGCGCGTGGAGACAAGGCCCGCCACCGTCGCATCGTCGTGCAACGTGTCGTAAACATTCGGGAGCATTAGCGGCCCTTGCTCAGTTTCTTAATGATCTTGTCGATGCCCTTGTTCAACTCAGACACCACGGTTTCCAGCGCCTTCTGCCGCTCGCTCATGTAGGCCGGTTGCAGCCACGGCTTGGCCTTCTGTTTCTCGGTGCCGAATTCCAGATAGCGCGCCGTGGCAATCGTTTTCGTGCCATCGGGGTACGTCTTGCGGCGCACGAATACGCGCACACGCTCGTTAGCGCCCGACTTCTCGGGCTTCGGGTCGCGGCCAATCGCCACCGACTTTGCCAGCGTTCCAGTGTTCGCGTAGCCATCGGCCTTGTCGGCGTTGGCTTCAAGGTTCGCAACGGCCTGCCGCTGGATGACCTTCGCGCCCTTTTTCAACGCAGCCAGCACAGGGCCACCGCGCTTGCCGCTGATTTCCTTCGGCAACGCCTGCAATTTCCGCAACGTGTCGTCCAGGCCGTGCAGGGTTTGGGTGTCGGCCATTACATCGTCCAGAACCCGTCGATTAGCTTCTGCTTCATGTGAGTCTCAAGCGTTGTATAAAATGGTAGCGCCAGCTAAAATCATGGCGTCGATCTTCACAATCTGTGCCGCATCCGGCGTGGCACTCGTGCCGCCATTAATAGTCAGCGTGTTACCCGTGGCCCAGCTTGCTGCAAAGGCCGCATCGACAATGGCATTCACTGCCGTGAGCGTGAGTGCCGCGTCTGCTGCGTACAGTTCCACAAGGCTTGTCGGGAACGCGCCTGCGGTGTAGCCGGTTAGCGGGGTTCCGTCGCCTGCCGAAAAGACCGTGCAGCCTTCGGGGATGCTGGCGATGTTGCCAGCCAACAACGCACAGTTGACGATGTTGAGAACAAAGCCCGATGCGACCGTACTAAATAGCGGGGTGTCGCCCGTCAGTCCGTCGCAGTCATCCAGCGTGAATGATTCCAGCGCAGTGTTGTCCTCAAATGATGGGATAGCTCCAGTGACAGCCGTTTCAGTCAGCGAGAACAGCAGAAGGTCAACCGCAACGGCCGGATCAGGAATCGTGCCCGTCCACGGCGGATCGCCTATGTCAAACTCATATTCCTCAGTATCCGATGCGAACGCCGGCAGCGGATTGCCGGCAGGCGCGGCGGCTGGAAACACAGCCGCAAGCGGCGCGCGCAGAATCGTG